TAGTATTTCAAGTATTACTCAGAAGACAAGAAGATGGCACAGATACAACGAATTAAAACTGGTGATACAAATTGGGGGGATGAAGCAACCAAGCTAAACACCAATTTTAACCAGTTAAATCAAAATAAGGTAGAGGCAGTCCCAGGTTCAAGGTTAATCACCGAAGAGGAAGCTCAGAAGTTAAATGATTTACAGAACTTGGAACAACCGAATTTAAACGAAACTGATCCAAGTAGTTTTGCTTATGTAAAGGGCCAAGAAAAAATCCAATTGATTATGAAGGCCCAAGAATTACAGAACCCTCCTATTTCATCCACATTAACCTATCAAGTAAACGGTGAAACTTTCAGTTATAAAATTGGTCAATTTGTAAGGGCAATCGTAGATGGAGAGCCCAAGATTTATCAATTATATAACATTGTAAATGGTTCTGCTGTATGGAAAGAAGTAAACACTGGTTCTGGTGGTGGAGGTGAAGTTTCAGGGTATGCCGAAGGATTCAGTTGGTACGAATTAACTAATCCAGGAGATATTAAGCCAGTAAATGGGATTACCCTAAGTAAATCCTTAGTAACATATACTGTTACAGAAAGTGGAATTACTGGTGATACTACAAACATCTACAGCTTAATTGTTTGGGACCCAACTGATGCTACAGATAAAACAGTAACTTACAAAGCTAGTGCTGGATTAACAGTAGAAATCAATGAGGGAGTAATTGCTAATATTACAGCAGAACCCGGTGATTATACGATTACAATTACTACAGTAGATGGGTCTCATACTGCAACATTAAATGTAAAGATTCAACCTTTAGAGCCTGCTAATGTTCCAGTTGAATCCATATCTGTCAGTAAATCAGAGGTAGAGATAGATACAAATAATAGGGGGGGGGATTGACGTATCACAGTACATTACAGTTTTTCCTGACAATGCTACGGATAAATCAGTAACCTATGAGATATCAAGTTCTGATTCGAAGTATGCAACAGTTTCATCTAGTGGCATAGTAACAGCTAAATCAATAAACGGGCCATTCACAGTAAAGGTAAAATCGGTTAGTAATCCAGAAGTTGTAGCTACAATTAATATGAAAGCATATACAACGTTAACCGGTATATCGAAGTTAAGTAACATGGTAATAGAGGGTCAAAATCAATCGGCTACCTTTAGAATATCGATAATACCAACTTATGCAAATCGATACAACCCTTTCACTGTTCAGTCTTTAAACCCAGACATAGCTACAGTAAGAGCTTCTGGAGCTGATACTTATACTGTAACCAGTGTAGGATTGGGTACTACCCAGATATTGGTTACTAATGGGCCCATAAGTGAGCAATTCGATGTAACTGTACAAAGGGCAAACATTGCAGTAAAAAAAATAACATTATCAGAACAGAATAAATCAATGATAGCTGATGATGAGTTTACACTAACTGCAACAGTGGAACCTACCGATGCTACAGAAGAAATTGATTGGAGTGTTACTCCATCCGATCTCTTGGCAGTATCCTACCCAAACAATAAAACTGCAAATATCATTGCCTTATTAAAGGTAGGGACTGCAATTGTATCTGCTGCAAACAAAGACAGAAGTTCAGTAGCAACATGTACCATTCAATGTAGTGGGGGTATCTCAGCGGTATCGCTTAATTTCCGATCAGTACAAGGTTCCCATAATCTCTGTGTAGTTTCTATCCTTAAGTATCCTAACAAAACAGCAAGGGAAAATTCTAGGGATGATTATGGGGACTTTACTCCAACCTCTCAATCTACTTGGATAATTAAAAATGCTACAGAGTCTACAGTTATGTCAGTAACCATATCTGGAGAAGAATGCCTTGGAATTAATCAAACAGCTAGTAAGGCTATTTGGAGGATCGATGGAGTTGCTCAATTAGGTAGGACTGGTACTGTGGATTGTGATAATGAACTTCATAATATACAATTTAATGGAGGATAAAAAATATGAGTATAATAACAAAAGGTGCAAATGGTAGGCTTATCCATGGATGGACTAAGGAACAAGCCGACCAAGAAATAGAAAAAGGGGTATTATCCCAAAGTGATGTGATCTTTTTGGATAGTACCAATCAAATCTATGCTTTCAAAAAATTTTGGGGAAGCTCGGGAGGTACCTCAGAAGGAGGTGAAAATAAATTCCTGGATGTTACAGCTATATTTGACCTTATGGGCCAACAAGGAGGTAACCTTTCCGATGAAAATGTAGCTGCTGTTAGAAAGGCTTTTCAGGATCATGTTTCCACTGGGTTTATTTCTATTGATACGGTAGTGGGAACTGGGTATGTACCCATGGAGATCATTAAATTCCCCGAGTCTGTTGTTGATGGTCACGAAACTTACCTTATAGTAATATCAATCCTCACTGTAGAGGGGAGTTCCCAGGCTCAACATGAAATGTCGGGATACGCTGATAATATAGTTGCTATTGTTTGTGATGCTACTTCTAAGTTGTATGAAGTTACTAATGGAGCAATGGCATTTAAAATCGATGGTAACGGTAATAAGTATTTAGCTGATGATGGAGTTTATCATGAGATCAATGTTGATACAACTGAGATCACAAATAAACTTAATACATTAACTTCTGATGTTAACACATTAAAAACAGATGTAGCCAATTTAAAAACCGAGGTTAACGGTGCATCGGCTGCCTTAACAGAATTGGAAGAAGCTTCGAAATAAATCATCTTCGATAAGGGTAACCCAGTAGTAGGTAACGTTACATTAATGTAATATTACAATACTACTGGGTTTTATTATGTAAACATACTTATTCTAAGGATTATGGCTAGAAAACAACGTAGTTCCATTAGTGTTTATATGCCTCCAATTCCTAAAATCGAAATCCGAAATACGGGGAACTGGGTAAAGGTAGAGAATGGATTAACACATCTTCAGCCTGCTATTCAACATGGCTATGATATTGGGGTTGCCAAGTTTTCAGATAAACTCATTAGAATAATCCGAAAGGCAATCCATACACATAAACCCCCAGCAGGTTCTGGAGTTCAATGGGCTCCATTAAAAAGGAACCATGATGGTGGAATATATTACCTTAAAGGTGATTATTATAAAGCGGTTGGGGTTTATAAATATCGAAACAGAATCCTGGTTGGTATGCCTTCTGGAACAAAACATTACAGTGGATTAACTTTAAACCAGCTTGCTATCATATTGGAATATGGGAACGAAAATATCCCTGCCAGGCCTTTATGGAGACCATCACTTAAAAGTGCAGGAGGTCCTAAAGAACTTCGAAACATTTTAATGAAGGAAATCCGAAGATCCATTATGACAAGGACTGGGTTAAAGGCAAATCAAATCCGAGGCTTATGGTAACATCACAAGAAATCATTGAGAGGTCATTCTATATGGCCCTTATGGAAAACACTCTAAGATTAGGATTAACAGTAGACCCTAATCTCTATGAGAAAACGAAAGAGAGCATGGCTCTTTACCAACAAGCTGTAGAAGAAGTAAAAAAGAGCAAAAACAAATTCATTCAAATCTTTGGTGTAGGTAATAGCCAATCCAAAGGTATGAAAGAAATCTTTCCTCGAATCGTAGTAGAATCCGAAGGATTCGCTCCCGGAGGTATAGGTTTAAATCGATTCCATCGAGAGAAACAAGGAAATAAAGGTTATATGGTTAGTGAAACTCCTTTCGAGGCAATTGACCAATATATAAATGTAAGGTTAGTTTCTAAAAACTCAGAAGATCAACGATTACTAAACCTTATCATGAATTCTTCAATTCCTCAGAGAGGCTATTTAAAACCCTATATTTATGAGAGGGCTCCATTCGATGGAAACATTTTTGTAATTGCTTCTAATTTCTATGATAATTCAAACGATGAAAGAGGGATCATAGAAAAGGTATATACTTGGGAAATCCAAGATACCTTACTTCAGCCACCAGTTGAAGTTGGTAGTGAAACACCGATTAATGAAATTAACGTTGATATCCTTAATAAGGATACAGAACAACCACTTAAGGATAACATACACATTCCATAGTCGAAACTCAGATTAGGAGGAAGGAGGTGATGAATCATTTCATTTCTCCTTCCTTTTTTTGTTTATATCGAAACATTCTTTAATCTCTAATTTATTAACAATATGCCTACAAGTCCTAAAGTTGACTTCACAGTCATTAACAACAATGTTGCAAGCATTACTCCTAACAATGGTATTGGATTTGTCCTTGCAAGAACAACTAAGGGCCCATTCTTTGATGCTTCAAAGATAATCAAGAGCCCTGCTCAATTTGCAGAGGTATTTGGTTCCGAGGTAGTTCCCGATGGTTCCATTTCAAACATTTCTCGTGCATTAAGCATGGGAGGACAACTTCGAATCTGTCGTATTGGTCACTTAAACAGTGGTAAAGTAGATGCAGTAAAAGGTACAGTGCTTGCTGGCAAAGTTTCTGGCAATGCTTATGTTTCTGATACTGGTGAAACATTGAACCTGGAATTAACAGGATTCGATTCAAAAGTTATCACTATCCAGCTCAAACTTGAAACAAAGGAGTATGGAGGGGATATCCAAAGTACTAACGGTAAATTTATGGTTGTGTTTACACAAGTAGGAAATCGAGTAATTTCTAGCTTGTATAATACGAATGCTAAGGATAATCTTACTTCTGCATTCCTGGTAAATACCAATCCAGTACTTTCTTACAAGAATGGTGATGGTACTCATCCAATCTTTATCGATACAGCTCTTTTCAAGAACTTCTTAACCGCAGACCCATATTTCGATGTAACAATCACAAAAGTATTAGTGGGCTCTGATACTTCCCAGGATTACTCAACAGTCCAGGATGTGATCAATCTTTTGAATGATGCTCAAAAGGTAAACAACACTACTCTTGCTATTAAGAGTACAAATGTAGCTCCAGTAACATTGGGTGCTGATAAACCATTGTATTACCTTGGTACAGTAGGTAATGCGGGTACTACTCCAGTGGCTACAGACTGGGTTCAGGGATTCGAAGTTATGAAGGATTACTCAGACTTCTATATGTTCTTCGCTTCTCATATTCATCAGCATTTATCAGAAGCTCAAGCTGTACATCAGGCTGGGTATTCCGCTGCCGATTTAACCAAGAATGCTACCTATGCTATCGAAATCCCAAAAGTAAACACAACCAAGGCTACGATCTTAAAGGCAAAACAGGATATAGGGATCAACTCTGAACATGTTGCCTATTTCGCTGGAGGTCTGAGATTGTATAACCAGGAGGGTATGCTTATGGATTCCGATGTATTGGGTACTGTATTTGGTTTGTCCGCTCAAGCTGCTACAGAATGGGGACCTTGGTATTCATTCGCAGGTCAGAATCGAGGAATCGTTGGGGATGGCAATGGGCCAGTAGCTGAAAACTTTGGTAGCCCAGGAAGATATGATGATCTCAATGAATTGGCTGCTGAAAGTATCAACATCTTTGTTATCAAGGAAGTTGCTTCTGGAGGTAAAGCTACACTGTTATGGCATAACTTTACTTCTACGATGCTTTCAAATTCTGAAAGATTCCTGAATGTAGAAAGATTGATTTACTACATCAAGAAAGTTTTGAGACCCATTATGGAACGTTATTTGGAAGAACCCAATAACTTCGAAACTTGGAGTAAGATGTATTTGGAAGTAGACCCTTATCTCCAGGATCTTCAGAATCGAAATGGAGTTCATTCGTATGAATGGCAAGGTGATCAATTCGCAACCTCTTTTGATGATTTGCAGGTTAACAACGAAAAGGATGTACGCCAGGGTAAGTATAAAGCTAACCTGGTTATCAAAGAAGTTGTTGCTTTGCAAGAGATTAACATTGGAATTGTGCTGGATGCTTCTTCTGGTGCAATTAATATCGAACAAGCTTAAATCAAAAAGATATGGCAAAAGTTTCTAATCCCAGAAAAAAGTTTCTTTGGCAAATTACATTCGTAAAACATCCATTGAATCCGTACCTGTTTCAGAATGTTACACTTCCTGAAATCTCTATTGACCAGACAGAACATGGGGATATCAATTACAGTGTTAAAACAGGAGGTAGAGTACAAGTAGGTAATCTTACTTGCCAGAAATTGGAATCCACCTCGGGTTCAGATGTATGGATGTGGAACTGGCTTATGTCCGTCCAGGATTTATTAGTAGGCGGAGGTCTTACACCAGATCAGTATAAAGAATCGGTTAAGATTGATGAATTAGCCGAGGATGGCAGTTCAGTACTTAACTCTTGGATTTGTACTGGAGTTTGGCCTTGCCGGGTAAATGGTCAAAATCTGGACCGTATGAGTTCGGATAATACATTGGAAGATTTGGAATTTTCAGTTGATCAAATCGAGAAAATCTAAAGTGTAGAAAACTGAATAGAGAACGAGGGGTTGTGAAATCCCTCGTTTTTTCATAGTAACAACATATAAAAACAGAAAAGAGATGGAAACATTAGTAAACAGCAATGCTATGAAGGTAAACCTTCCAGATATGAATTCTTATGTTTATATCCGAGAACAGAATGGTGAGGATGATGATATTTTATCTAATCCCATAAAATCAGAAACACTCTCCAATTTTTCAGAGTTCATCTCAAGGATTGTAGTAGATACTAATCTTACTCCAAATAGAAAGCTCACAGAACAACAGGCACATGAATTACCCTGTAACATTAGATATGCAATATTGATTGCCTCTAGAATCTTTTCATTGGGTCAAGTAATGGAATTCGAATATACCTGGCCAAATGGGGATAAGATTCGGTATGAGCAGGACCTTAAAGAACTTCTCTTCGATGATTATCATCAATCCCCAACAGAAGAAGAATTAAATGCAAAGCCTTTCGCAGTTCCATATTACCCCTTTGGAAACACAAAGAACTTCGCCATAACACTTCAAAGTGGAAAGGAGGTTTCATATTCTTTGTTAACTGGTAAAGGTGAAGCAATGATGATGAACACTCCAGTTAAAACAAAGAATCTGGAATTAAAAGCCAGAGACCTTAAATTAAAGGTGGGTGACAAATGGGAAACAGTTCAAAGCTTTGCATTATTTTCACCCAGGGATATGGCAGAAATCAGAAAATCCGTTGCTGAGAATGACCCATATTATACTGGGCTTATCGAATTGGAACATCCAACAAAAGGATACAAAGCTGGATTTTCTATTATGGGTACTCCAGATTTTTTTTATATCGCGGGATATTAGAGGATGAATTAGCTTACATCAACAGAGCTAAAATCCAAATAGATTATCTCACTCTATACAAACTCCCTCTTTCAAAAAGAAAGAGACTTCTCGAAAATGCTGATCAGTATTTTGCTCAGCTTAAAAAATTAATGAAATAATGGTTTCACTTAAACTATAGGAGGACTGCCTTATTTTCACTTCAGGGTCCCCAAATCAGGGACAACTACAAATCGGTATTGCTTTGGTATTGGAGGATAGATTTTCCAATCAAGCAAGAGAATCCTCCAAAGAAATCCGAAGACTACATCAAGAGGCTAAAAATATAACCAATGCTAATCTCAATGCTGTCAATAGAATGGCAACAGCGGGAATGGCAATTGGTAGTGCAGCTGCCTATGGTATAGGTGAAGCTGTGTTACAAGGAGCAAAATTCATTGATACCATGACCTTTGTAAAAGCAATTGCAAAGGATACAGGTACAGACTTTTCGCTTCTTTCTCAAAGAGCTAAGACTTTAGGTAAAGATACAATGTTTACCTCACAGGATATTGGCTCCGCGATGCAATATATGGCAATGGCAGGACAGGGAACAACAGAGATATTTAATAATATCACTGCTGCAGCTGACTTAGCCAATGCTACAATGTCAGAACTCGGTGGAAAAGGAGGAGCTGCAGATATCATGACCAACATCATGAAGATGTTTATGATTGATTCTACAGAGGCCAATTCTACTCGAGTTTCTGACGTTTTAACAAGAGCAGTAACCAGATCAAATACGAATCTGTATGATTTGGGTGAAGCAATTAAGTATGCTGGTACTACCACTACAAACTTAGGGGCTACCCTGGAACAAACTGCTGCTGCAATCGGAGTACTTGGTGATGCTGGTATCCAGGGTTCAATGGCAGGTACTGCATTAGCTAATGCTTATCGATATTTATCTAAATCAATCGGAGACCCTAACTTCAAAGGTGGAAAAGCCTTAGCTGCATTGGGATTATCCAAATCAGATTTTATAGATGCTAATGGTCAGCTCATTGATCTTGGCTTAGCATTACAGAAAATTGCTAATGCAAGTAGAGGACTTGGAGAACTGGATCAGTATAACTTATTGGTTAATATCTTGGGTGTTCGAGGTGAACGTGCAGGTTCTACAATGATCAGAGCATTCCAGAATTATACCAATCTTCTGGATGAATTAAATAACAATTCCCAGGGGGCTGCTGCTTCTGTTCGTGAGCAAAGAATGGCTTCATTAGCTGGAGCTATAGAAACAGTACAATCAACTTGGGAGAACTTAACTACTTCTTTTGCTGAATCTTTAGGACCCACTTTAACACCCTGGTTAAGAGGTATAGGTAAAATCCTGGAAGGTGTTCAAGCAATATTTGATTCTCCAATAGGTCCATTTGTTTCAGCATTAGTAACTGGTACTGTAGTATTAGGTACAATCAATGCTTCAGTAATCGCATTAAAGTCCTCAATGAGATTGCTTTTCAATGATTCTACAGTTTCATTAAGGAACATGTTCCTTGTAATGAAACAAGGTTGGAAAGCTTCTACAATCTCTGCAGCTGAGTATGCTGCTATGCAAAGGTCAATCATTGCTCAAGGTAAAGCTGGCTTAGCGGGTAGAGGTGTAGGTAATGCAATGCTCTACCATGAATGGATGAGATCACATCAAGGCCAATATCTTGGTAAGGTAATGGGCAAAGAAGATAAAACTGGTAGGATGAGATATTATGCTCAAACTGCTTCAGGAGGAACCAGAAGAATCTCAGAAGCTGTTGCTACCAGATATGCTCAAAGGTATAATCCATTATCCCTGATTGGAGGAGCTGCTGGTGCTGCTGCGGGAGGGGCTGCCCTAAGATTCGGAGCTTCATCAGTAATGAGAGGAGCTTTAGCTTTCTTCGGAGGACCATGGGGATTAGCCCTTTCCGCAGTGATCACATTCTTACCCATGATTATCTCTGCTTTAACAAAGAGTAATGAGCAATCATCAGAAACAAATTCTCTTCTTAAAGCTTTGACTCCAGAAGAAGAAAGGCAAAAAAGAATCGATGAAGCTAATCTCACAACAGCAGAAAGAGAGGTACTCAATACAGATGCTTTGGTAAAGTTCTACACCTCATTGGATAAATTCAATGCCAATATGGAAAGGAACTTTGCTAATGCTCAACCAGGTACCAAATCAATTAACATCTACTTGGATGGCAACCTTGTTGGTAGCAAAGCTATCAATGAACACAGTCAAAATGAAGTAATTGAGGTAGGAGGAAAGTAACATGGCAAGTGCAATAAATAAAATACATGGAGTGCTACAAGAGGCACTCCTTAAACCTTTCGATAATTCTACAGTAGGTCAAGCTGCTGTGGGTCCTGCTACTTACCTTTGGAGAGCAAGGATCTTGGCAAACAGATTAACTTCTCTCAAAGCCCAGAGAATTGTATTGCCTACAGAGATTGACCCAGCTAAGAAAAATATTAACACTGGAGTAAGTGCTTTACAAGC